CTGATAGCACCTAAAGGGCAAGGCGTTTACCGCTACTGTTGCGCCTGCTCCAGATGTTACTGGTATGCCGAAGTAATCGGCTAAATTACCGCCGATTGCGTTGGTATCTAGAATTGTTTTTGGGAGTGTGAGTGTAGAGGGATCGTCGTCCGGACGATCTCGTTGTCCCATGAACTGTTCCCAGTTCTGCCAGGTTAACCTGTTGGGCACGAAGAAATAGTGAATGTCACATTGGATGTTATCCATGATCGGCTTCAACGGTGTTGCGAGCCGGATGAATAGGGTTGCGTTCATTTTGAACGTGTCGCCTGGAACTATCTCATCGACGTAAAACGGGATCAATTGACCCGCGTCGAATGTAGTCTTGTATCCAGCGCTGCGGTCGAATGTTGACCGCTCGATTTCTGCAGCGGGTAACTGACTGAAATGTTTTTGTGCTGTGACTGTTTGTGGTTGTTGAACTAAGCGTTCAGCCATTATTCTGCTTCCTCTAGTTGTTTGACTTCGTCTTGGAACATCTCCATGAATGTTCCGATTGTGATTAACGGTGCTGTTGGTATATGCATTTGTTCATCACCGTCCGTTTCTTTGATTGCTGCGACCAGGAGGATGTAATTCTCTGGGCTTACGCTTTCGCCAGCTTTTGTGAGTGTTGCGTTCAATTCGTCCCACGATGCTTCAAATGGCTTTGAGCGATTTCCGTTTTCGTGGTTGATTATCTGTATTACGAATTTACCTTTTTTCATAGTGCTTTTTGACCTTTATGTTTTTGGTTTGCTTTATGGTTTATTTCCATGTTGCGGAGCTGTTGATCGCTCCTTTGCAACAGGTATTTGCGGCGATTGCCGCGGACCGTGTCCAGATGAACTGGTTCTGGTCTGAAGGCCGATGGTGTTTCCCACTCTAAGTAGGCCTTCGGGATCGGGTACTCCTCCCCTTCTATGACGACTTTCTCGGTTCTTGCTAGTTGGTCTTGCCAACGCAGTGCATAGTTATAACCGATTGGAGGTCGTTTGGACATGATATTAAATGTATCGGTGTCTCCAATTTTCTTGTTGACGTAGCCAGCGACGTAACAGGCTGTTGACATATTAAACGGTGCGATTGAAGTCTGGCCATGACGCCAGATCCTATCCAGGAGGATGTTCCCATACAGCTCGTCTGTAATATCAAAAGCGCCGCCAAGGAAGTCTTCGCCAAATATAATGGCGTGATAGTGCGGACGATTGGTTTGTTCTCCGTATTCGCCACAGGCGAAGTATCGGATTGGTGTGGTTGATAGATGTCTGAGACGTCTAATGAATTGCTGGAGGTGCGGGGCATTGATTTTTTCTGGTGCGTTTTCGTATGTGAGAGTGACAAAGCAGTTCCTGTCGAATGTTTGCGATTCGTGATACATACGGATCGACCAGTCTTGGCGACGGCTTGCACGGCAGCCATCGCATTTTCCGCAGGGGATCATCATATCTTCTGCGATCTGTGATCCCTTTTTGCTGAAGGTATATTGTTTCCTCCCGTTTTTGTTTGGTTCTTTTTCCTGCCATGCAGGTCTTAAGTAGTAACATCCCACTTTTCAGTTTTCTCCGAAAAAGGGCCCTCCTGGAGAAGGGCCAATGGTCAAAGTCGGTATCCACCGCGATTTACCATGATGGGCATGTTCTTTTTGAGGGGTGTTGCGGTTCGCTTGAATGACTTGCCGGGCTTGCCGGATCGGCGTCTTTTCATGATTTGCTCCCTGTTTTTGTTTTCGACCAATTATTTTGGTCGAGTAAGGCGGAATAGACCAAGGGGGATTCCGCTACCGCTCAGGGTATCCATGAGCGGGGTTTGTGTCAAATTAGTTTTGACGATGTCCGGGTGAAAGTTATTACCCGGTGGTTGTTTCGCTTCGCTTATATGTGCTACGCACATGAAAAAGGCCCCGAAGGGCCTTTTTTGTTGATTAATGAAAGAGGGGTTAGGTCTCGATGTTTGCTTGTTCTTCTTGGGCCTCTTGTTGTGTTTGTTCTGTTTTTTCTGATTTTGGTTTTTCTTTATTTTGATTTTTTACTCTGTTTTGGGCCTCAAGTCTGATTTCATCGAGTGTTGCTTGTGCTTCGCGTCCTCTTTCTAAGATCTCCGTGAGATCTTCTTGCAGAGCGGTAACGTCTGCATATTGAGGTTCTGATGTTGCCGGTGGCAACTGGCCGGTCCTGGTGAACCTGGCCATGATGCTATTGACATCCGTGTCGTTTCCGGATGTTGCTTGAACTTTTGTTTCGCCAGTGAATATGGTTGGTGTGCGGACTCTTTCCCATTGCTTGCGAATGTAAGGTCCGGTGGGTTTCTTGCGATCTGGATGGCTCATCGGTATTTACCTCGTTCTTTGATTTTTTCCCAAGTAGATTTGCCGGCTTTCCAGCCCTTTTTAAGGACTTTTGCGGCTTCTTCTTGGGCTTTTCGCTTGTTTTGCCAGAATTTATCTGATACGCCTATTGCGGCTTTGGCGCCACTTTGGGCGCCTTCTATTATCTTTTTCACTGTTTCTGGTGCTGTGACTTTGTCCTCAATTTTTCCGAGGCCTTCGGCTGCTCGTTTAGCAGCTGCTGCTGTGATCGATTGAAGATCGGCTCTAGCTGCTTCTGATCTTGCTTTTTCGTTGATCAGGCTTGTGTCTGCTGCTGATTTTGCTGAATTTACTGTATTGAGGTCAGCTGTTGTTTTCATGACTTTGCGTGTCGCTCGCTGAGTCATGACTTCGGAGGCTGTTTTGGCTCCTGATGCCATTGACGCTCCGTAGTCCGGCACTGGTGCCATTGCACCGGCCGGGGTTGATGCTGGTGATCCGAGAGCGAGTATTCTATTGAGGCCGGCGGCCTCCAGGTCTGCTGCGGATCTTTGATATGCCGTATTTGACATACGTTCTTGAAAGGCCATCTGTTCTCTGGCCATTTTTTTTGCTTGCTTTGCTGACGAGCTCGAGCCGAGAAAGGAGCCTATTGCTCCGATCCCGGCACCGATTACTGAGCCCGCTCCAGCTGATATTGCTGGAAGTGCCATCAGAAGTGGTCAACCAGGCCGGGTACTGAGTAAACCGGCATTGGTCGGGCGCATTGCAGGGAAAGCCATCCATCGCAGATAAACTGCGGTTCGTCTGGTGTGGCTATTACCCTGTCAATGGGTGGGTTTTCCTGAATGAATGAAGCATTCAGAGGTGGGAGTGCTGTGAAGTCCTGGGCTAGATGCCATATGTCCAGTGATTCTGGATCGACGGAACGCATTTTTCCAGTGATCCGACCTGGTCGGTATCTGTATTCTCCGTATCGTTCTTGATAACCCCAGGTTTGGGTATCAAGTGCGCCGCCGCCCATGAACAATTCTTTTCCTAGAATTGCTTGTTCGCCCAGATGGGCGAGGGTTGGCCAGTAGAAATCATATCTGGTGGTGCGTGACCACATTCTTTCTAGGCCGTTTTGGTAGGTGAGATCGGCTCGTGCTGACACGATGCCGATGACGTAGCCGTGTTCGGTGAATGAGTGGTTAAAACCACCCTTGATAACACCGGTTGCAGTTGCTGCAAGGTTACCTTGCGGGGAATCTGTATCTGCAACTGTTGAGGCTACTGGATTGATGTTTATTTGACCCGTTCCGCCACCGATATATTCAGGCCGTTGCATTCTTGCATCGGCTGATTGAACTCCGAAATGGCTTAGTACGAGTTCGGGGTAGCGGGTTCCTCCCCGTGCATCTCTTTCGAGCATGCGTTGAATCTGGAATGAAGTCCTGATGTCGTTGATTGTTGCTGACGTAGCTTCTTGAAGATCGGCGAACAGTCCAGAACTCTGGAAATGTGCATGGGCTTCGTTGTCGTTGTCAACCGTGAACCCTGCATTGTTGCCGCCTCCGATCGGTTGGTATAGATAACCTAATGGATCGTCTTCTGAAATGAATTGTGGAGCTAGTCCGTTGGGTAGTACTGGTGCTGATACGCCCAGGGGGAGGTAAACCGGGTCACCCTTTTGTGGCCAGGGGAGCGCAGATGTAAAGTAATCTTTCCTTTTATTTCGTATCCTGACGCCAACTGTCGTGTAATCACCGCCGTCATCGCCGTCGGTAAAGGTAGTTGGTTCGTCCAGGTTCTCGTCTCTGTACCACTCATTATAAATTAACTGATAGCACCTAAAGGGCAAGGCGTTTACCGCTACTGTTGCGCCTGCTCCAGATGTTACTGGTATGCCGAAGTAATCGGCTAAATTACCGCCGATTGC